GAAGATTCATTATAGTTGTTTATGAACTTTAATTTTTTTATTGGGATATTTGACTTCCTTTGTTTGTTGTAGTCGTCATCCATAGCCGCGCCAGCAAAGAATATTCTCTTGTGATCAAAAGAAGCCTGAAGAAGTTCGTTTGCATACCTTATCCATTTAGAACTAGGCTTCCTTAAAAATACAAAAGTCCTATTGTCCTTGTTATACTGCCTCTTTAAATCACGAAGACCTTTGTCGTAGTTTTGGTGGTCGTCTAAATCAGCATCAATCAAGTTTAGTTTTATTTTTTTATCTTTAAAAATACTACTCTCGTTACATGAGTTTAAGAACTGGACACCGCCATTGTAGTCACCAACCACAGAAACAATATTGAAGTTTTCTAGTATGTAAGCCATATAGTTAATGTGTGTTTTTAGGTTGGACCCTGATAAAGCATAACTATGAACTATTGTGCCTTTTTTTGTTTCCTTATTAAGCTTAATAACCATCATGGCAAAGTCATCTGACCCGTCACTCTCTGACCAAGATGGGTCAAAGGCTAATATATATTCATCCCCAGGTTGACCTTTAACTTCCACACATTGACCTTCTCCATCTGGTATTGTACACGCTGCCATCTTACTAACCTTGAAGTAACCAGAACTATCGTCTGTAAACACAGCCATAAATTCTCTATCAAACTGAGACTGACTCATTGTTGCTTTTGCTTGGTCAATAAGGTTCTGATCATAAAGCTGTGGAGGCGCACAATCATAACTAAAGTGCATTATAGTTCTGTGAGCCTTATCTTGTTCGTTTTCATTAAGAATCAATGATTCATATTGACAATACATCTTATACAGGTGTTCGAATCTGTAAGAGGCAGAAGACAAACCAATAATTTTGTTGTTCGGCCACTTATGTCTATCCTCCTCCTTCATCTTCCCCTGTTTAATCATCTCTGTTTCCACATCATGAATCTCTTGTCTTTCTGTTGGGTTTTTAATAACAGATAGAAACGGCATGATGACCTCATTCAAAACCTTCTCTGGCATAAGCAGTAGTTCGTCAATAATCATCCTCTCAAAACGGAAACCTCGAAGCTTTTCTCCATCGCCAAGAGGCAAAGCAGTGATTTTACTTCTGCCGATCTCCATTACCCATTGGTCATTGGCTTTTGATACTCTAGTAATACATTGAGAAAGAAACTCCGCCTTAGGACTTTGAGCTATCTCTTCCATCTTTGTAAATATCATTTTTGACTGTCGAAAAGACTTAGATATGATTCCAATATGAACACCTTGGTTTAAAATAGCGTCTAATAGCGCAAAAACGGCCGTAGAGAAGCTTTTGGACATTCCACGACTCCATATGCCCAAAAAGTAATCGGTCTCCATCATGGCCTTTATGGACATATGCTGGAAAGGGAACAATTTTACCCCTGTAATGAACTCAGCAGCAAATGAAGGGTTTTGTCTCAAGAATTTATAAAGCAATAATTTAGCTTCCTCTTCCTCTATGTATCCTTCCATCTCCAGAATCTCTTTATTGATATCTGGGAACCTATTTCTAGATTCTTGTATTCCTTTTTTCCAACTCATTCTTCTTTTAAGTATTTAGACCAAAAATAATTTATGTCAGTCTTCCATAATTGCTTACCCATAACTAAAATCTTAGGTATAAGTAATTCGCTCATTTCTCTAGACCCCGAAAACACAAATTGACAACAATCACTGTATTGTTTTTGTATTTTCCTCATATTATGAAAAACATAGTCTAGTTTATATTTTTTGTAACTTTTTTTATTGCAGGTTTCCATTTCATCCAAGGCTACTTCAACAACAACAAACATATAACAGCCAATACTCCTGTTCCTGTCCAGCTCTTTGCAAAATCTAGAGTAACCAACGGTAGTAGTGCCACAGAAATCACCAAACGACTTCCTGTCTACGTGAGTATAATCATAATCAGAAGATTCAACAGAGTAATCGCCGACATCTGATTTGTATTTCTCAGAGTTTTTAAATTTTAAAGGTTGTTGTTCTCTAGTGTCTATTAATATTTTAACATTGGAATAATCATTAAAAAATCCTTTTGGCAAATTCTTATCTAACAAAGGTTTAACACCACACAGTTCACAAACCGCAGTGTAGCTGCCAAAATACTTTTTGTAGACCTCGATTGACGGCAATCCTGAAGTTAGTAGCTCCAACTCCGTTGGACCATACTCCAAGCCTTTCTCAGAGACCCTCTTCTTGAGTAATTCCCCAATATATTGCTTAACCTCTTTACCATCTGCGGTCTCGCACCACTCCATAAGTTGATGGGGTTGAGAGAAGTCTTTCGAAAAGTAGTCGTCGTAGTTTTTAAATGGCAAAAGATCGCCAGTAAGCTTGTTCTTCCTAGCGAAATGATTAACGTAGTAGTCACCAAGAAACATCTTGTGCTTCTTGATGTGGGCATGTAAGCTTCTCAGGGTTTCGAAGTCCTGTCCGCACTCTTTGCAGCTAAATGACATCGTCTTGACTTATTCCTAATACTCTTGCCTTCCATTCAGCCATTCCCTCAAGTCTTTCAGCTTCTTTTTTGGCGGTAAGCTTTTGCATCTCTGCCATTCTTACCATATTGTCTCGCTCCTCCTTCTCTTGGAAGAGTTGGACGATAGATAAAATCGAGGCATTGTCTTTTTGCTTGTGTTGCATTCTTGTTGACCTGTCACCCTGAAGTTTCTTGGTAAGGTTCTCAATTCGACCTTCGCACTGGTGGTATTCAGAACTTTTAGCCTTGATAATCTCAGCAAGTCGGACAGACATCTCTGTTTGGTCGTCAGCAACGTCAAACATATCATTTAGTTTGTTCAAATGCTTACTAACAACCTCCAAGTTGATTATTTCCTTGCATACGTTAAGGTAAAGGTTGATTTCATCGGCCGTAAGGTCTGGCTTGTCCCATGTCAGGCGTATAAATTCTTGCTCGAACAAATCTCTGTCACTTTTGTCTAAGTAATTATTCATTATCTTAAGAAAACGTGAGTTGGCTAAGTGAATACCTAATCTTTCAACACAAACCTGATACTGTCTATTTAATTTATTCTCGTCGAAGGTATTGCCAGTAGCGTCGTTTATCTTTTTGATGATACGGCTAGCAGCTTTCGGGGCAACGTAAGAATCTAAAGCGCCACCATCTTGACTAGGTAGGTAATCTGGGTTGACTTCTTGAATGTGAGATAGAACAGCTCTTTGTTCATTGCTTAGTGCTGTTACATTTTTCTCAGCGAATACTAGCTTTGCTATAGCCAGAGAGGACAGTCCATCTTTGGCTTGATCTAGTATAAATTCACTCTGTTGGTCTGTGAATTCTATTTTTTTGCATTTTTCGGGCCTTGTAGTCTTATAATTAAGTCCTTTCTCAACTAAAAACGAGGCAACGAGCTTCCCCTCCTTGTTTCTGCCGTCTAAGCTGTCATCATCGAAACATCTTTTAGTCAAAATGTTTAAATCCATTACTTTCTTATAATTTTTAATTAAAAAGTCTTCTTGTTTTTCTGTTAGTTTCATTTCTAATCTTTGTCGTTTATTATTATATCGTTCTGCTTAATTATCTCAGCGGCTTTCTGCTGAAACATCTTCTTCAGGTTCTTTACTTGCCTGTATCCAGCTTTTCTTTTTTTCTCGTTTGTTTTATAACCCATCATCTTAGCCACATCCTCTTCTGAGGCTTCATCAAAAAACAACATGGTATAAGCCTTGTAGTGAACCTCACTAAGGGCAATCTTCATGTGTGCATTAAGCTTTCTTACGCAAGAACTAAAACAAAGCTCACTCTCAGGGTCATAACTCATCTCATGAAGATGGTTTTCAGAAGGAACAGCAATCTTTAAATCAAATGCCGCCTTTTTAGTCTTCGCCCACTTAGCATACTTACTACACTCAGCATTTTGGGACTTACTAGGTGTATAAGAACAAGCCTCATCCCCCATATTAAATTCACAATTAGAACATGGCTTAATATAATTACCATAATGGTTCCTAACCAGATTTCTTATCTGATTTGTAACTATAATATTGATCCAGGGCTCCAACGGCCTCTCTTGATCCCACATGTCCCACTTATTGTAGATATGTAGTTTTATTACCTGCTCTACATCTTCAAAATCGAACCAAGAAATACAATCCAACCTCCAGCGACTTCTCTGCTTTCTGATTGCTATTTCTATTACGTCTATGTAGTCCTCAAATCTTTTACTTCCTTCGTTTGTCATTAATAAAGTCTTCTAAATTCTTAGAACCCCTATTTCTGACACTAGGCTTTCTGTCTTCTTTACCAGCTAAAGACTCAAGTGTAAATATGTTTTCATCGTAATGCTCTACATCGTAATTAAGCTTATCTATATCTGGTAAACAGTCTATAGAAGTTTCATCATCAGACAAGTCTTCATCCAGAAAACTTGGTTTGGCTAATTTAGGCTTAGATAAGCTACTTTTAGCAACGGAGCCTGTACCAGCGCCGCATTTAGAGCAAAAATTCGGCTTGGCTAATGAATAGCCCATTTTGTGACCGCATTCCGTGCAAAACATATGGTTCATATATATTAATATACGTTAAAATCCTTATTTTTCAAAAAAAATCAGAGAGTTATGAAAACTTTTTTTATATTTTCCCGCTTTTCGCAGCTTAGGCGTGAATTCTTTACTAACTGATAATATATATTACACCAACTGTAAGATTGTTGTCTTTTTTTTGATTTTATATTATTATCTCGCTGATAGTCGCATTGGTTTTTATAGAATCACCACCCGCAACACTATAATTATAAGTGTTAACTTTAGCTCCACTGTGGCAAGCTAATTCAAAGCCGCCAAAATAATTAGGCAGTATTTCATTGCCGTCAATATCTTTAATATCCAAAGCAATAGTATCTTCTAATTTTATTCCACTGTAACTAGCAAAGTCACTCAATCCAGTAGATTCCATCTGCAACTGAGACTCTACAGCGTCAATTAAAAAATCAGTAGGCTTAACACTACCCAAAGTATAAATAGGAGTTCTTGAATACCTCTTAGAAAAAGTTATCTTTGGAATTATATCCGCAGAAACAACATCGTTGTAAACCCCCACCAAATCACAAGTGTTTGCTGTGATCAAAGACCTGCCGCTCATTGTGTCGTTGTATTCCTCGAAATTAACACCCTTGTCGGATTGGGTCGCTTCGTTTTGCGGAGGATCAAAACACCTGAAGTTGACAGTGCCTTTGACTGGGCTGAAAGCAGCAACACTAATTGAGTAATCCTGAATATAACACTTATTGTAAATATTGCCTCCAATTCTTATTGGAAAAAAATGAGAGCCAGTTCCGTTGCCAATTAAGTTACCCTTATACTCAGAGTTGTCCATTAAAAAGCCATAAATATTCTCTCCTTTTACATTCTCCAGTGGCTTTGCATAAAAATTAAAATTCAAGCTAATATTAGAAACAGAATCCGCAGTATAAGAAAACTGATCATTTCTATCTACGTCAGAACCCAACCTTCTGTTCGGCGTCGACGATGTTGAGTTGGTAACGGATACACTATCCGCAAAAAGCATAAATTTCCTATAATAACCCCAGTCACTAATGAACTCCGTGTTACCATATCCAATATATACTGGAAAATCCTTATACGTCATACAGTTTTATACACTATTTTATTACGCAGTGCGCTTCAATAACTTTTTTAAGCAATTAGGGGAAATATCATAGACCCACAACCCGAAATTAATCATTTTTACCAACTCTTTTGGTATTTTGTACCTCCTAAGTAGTTTTATAAAACTTTTTCTGTTATGCTTGGTAGTGTTAGGGTACTTGTAAGTCAAATAATCATGAAATTTACCGCCACGATCAATCAAAGCCATAGTTTCTTCGCCGTATTTCTTCAAAATCCACTTTCTGAAGAATTTAGGTAGCGTAGCTCCATCGCTTTTGTCATAACTTTCCCACTCAGCCATAATTGCGTAAATTATTACACTATTTGTCAGCTTTTCTCTCTTTAAAATATGTCTGAAGCTCTTTAGGACAGTATTTGTCGCCTTTAGCCTCGTTTTCATGACTCCACATTGGACGAAGATTGGTATAATGACATAACATTATTATTTTATCCTCATTACCCTTGGCGGCAGCTAAAGGTAAAATATGATCAAGGGGCCACTTACCTTTTCCAACACCCCTATTATTTAACGTCATGCCGTCTTCAAGCTGAGATTTAAGATGCTCTTGAAGATACTCTAAAGAACAACCAAGATATTTTAATTTACCTCTTTTGTTTCCTGATAATGCTTTATTTATAGAACTATAATATAACATCTTTAGTCTATGAATAGGGTCGTTGTGGTATCGATCCTTTTCATATTTTCTTTTATATTCATTCTTTTTATCCCTGTTTTCAGTCCTCCACCTTTTTGATAGAGATATTTCTTTAGCTCTATACTCTGGGTCTTCAGTCCTCCTAACCTTTCTTCTTGTGTTTGCCTTTTTATTGGAACACTCTTTGCATATGGATATGTAACCGCTTTTTATTCTTTTGGTTTTACTAAAACATTCAAGAAGTTTTTCTTCAAAGCATTTTGTACATTTCTTTTTCATAATCACTTTTTATAGATTTCTTTTTTGACTCTTTGTACTGTAGATACTCCCTTTTTGGTTATTTCCGCAGTTTTCCTTATCGACACCCCTTGGTTGAGATGTTGCACGATATCATCGTGCTTTTTGAGAAACTCCTCTCTTGAATAAAACTTACCTACTGGTCTCCCAAATACGGCTCCATTCTTTTTAGCTTTTTCAAACCCCGCTTTAATTAAACTCGCATGATCCATTGACCTATTCATGTTATGTGCCATGCCGTGACACGAACCGCATAACGGAACTGTTTTTTTACCACCGTAAACTCTGGGTATTGGATGGTGATTTTCTGTGGCTGGATTCTTCTCACATTCCCAGCACATAATTGTTTCTTTCATAATAAAGTAATCGCGGCATATTAATTATTTAATCTTATTCTTGCCTAAAGCTTATTATATTTTATTTTTTATTATTGTCAAGACTCAATGTTTTCGCGGCATATTGTTTATTATATATTTCTTTTTTTAAAATACCCCCACCGATTTTTTTCACTTAACGAATCTGGGCTTAGTTTTTTTTATATATTGCTCCTCATTAATAGGGGGAGGCCAATCGCCCCCGCATTACCTTATGCTGAATCGTTGTTGACAAACTGAGATTGGATTCCCCCCCGCGATTTCTCAGAACTACCCCCCTAACAGTTTCACTTAATGGGGTGGGGTCATCTGTTAGACGCTATTAGAAATTTTCTATGCCCTAACTTTCATTTTTCCCACGGCTGGCAAACTAAACAAATACCCCTCCCCTAAACTGCATACGCTGTCTGGTCAATGGGTGGGGGCTGTGGAACATTTTCTGTGGAACATTTTAACTCGTTGATACTCAGTCGATTAGAATGTGAAAATAAATGATGTTTGTGCTTCCATTTTTCGGCTCTGGTGGTATAATACAACCATGCAAGAGAGAAACACTACATCACTATCGCCAGTTCCTAATCCTAACGTCCAGCACATCCTCACTGAGATGGTCGCCAACGCTAACAAGAATCTTGAGCGTCAGCTTGAGCGTGAGCGTAAGTTCCAAGTCAAGCGTGAGCGTGAGATGGTAATGAAAGCAAAAAGAGATGCTGAAAATAAGTGTCGAAACATCTTGCAAGGTCACTAAAAATATCGTATAATCTCACCAGAAAGAAAATCACTATGAAAGCATACACTACACCACCACTCAATCCCTACTCACTACGCATCAACAGCCTAACAGCTTTTGACTTCCGCAGATACCCTACCTTCTCACATGTAGAGAAGACAATCCATGATGACAAGGCTGGATGGTCTGTGACTGTCCACTTTAAATCTGGTAGCTTCTCCGCTGTCTCATGTCGTGGATACGATGTGACCATCAACGGCACACCCTTCACACACGGAGACATCACCAAGGCTTGTGTCCTACTGGCTAACGAGCCAACCCGCACTAATCACTACTAACAACTAACAGAAAAAATACTATGATAAAATTCACATTCAATGACTCCGATAGAGGAGCATATACCGCCGAGATCGAAGAAATCATCATCGATGGACTCGATACCCGTGACTACCCAGACTTTTGCGATGCCTTCATAACTGAGGCTCGTCTTGAAGGTCGCATGGCTACCGATGAAGAACTTGACCAGATGAATGATGATGGTGAGTTTCGCTATGACCAGGTAATGGAATCAGTATACTAACATCTAACAGAATAGATACTAATGGATACTAGAATGGATACTAGAACAAAGACATACCGTAAGAACTTCACGCCTAAGGCTAGGGTATACCACTATGCACTAGACCACGTTATCACTAAGCATGAGGATGATGTGTTAGACTTCGGATGTGGTAAGGATAACTACTGGTCTAACAGATTAAGCGCACAAGAGTATAGCATCGATGGCTATGATCTATCCATGCCTAATGCCACCTCTAATGATACATACTCAGTGATCTTAGTGTCTAACGTGTTGAACATCCAAGAGACAGTCGACCAGTTAGAGGATACACTAGCCAGCATCATGAGCTTCAGTAAGTCAGGCACACACATAGTGTGGAACTACCCAAGCGGACCGAGGAAGATGAGCCTAGACATGGACGCACTGCATGAATACGTTAGAGTAGCAGCTCATGACAATGGCTATACCACTCTAACAGATTGCCTCAAGGGTGAGCATCAAGGGCTATACGTCACCACGCTCATCTAACATCTAACAGCTTTTTCATAGTGCAGTAGTGTGCATAGTGTGCCTCGTCCCTAGTAGTGTGGGGGCGGGGCTATGCTCTAACAGAAAAACCTCTGTAACTCATTGATACTCAACGACTTAGGGCGGGGCACCCCCTGCTGGGCCGTAACTCGTTGATGCTGAACGACTTATGTAAGTTAAAAGAATCGTAACTCATTGATACTCAGTGACTTAGATAGTAAATAAAAGCAAAATAATACTTGTTTGTATGCTCCGATTATGCTAAAATTCAGCCATGAAAACACTAACACTAATCGCCCTCCTCATCACCCCGATCATGGCATCTAACACACCTGTGCTTGTGAAGCCTAACAGAGCTGTATTGGTAAAGCCTAACAGCGCGGTGCTTGTGCCTAACATAAACAAGGCATGGTATGACATGTTAAAAGGCGTAAAACATTTCGAGGGTTTCCGCTCTAACGCATACACTTGTTGCGGAGGCAAGCGAACGATTGGCTATGGTCACACAGGCATAGCAGTATCCAAGGGTATCATCTCCGAGCGAGAGGCAAGCGATCTGTTAGAAAAGGAATTGCACGAATACAAAGAGATTGTTCTCAAGCTTGTCAAAGTCCCTCTAACAGATTATCAATTAGCTTCTCTAACAAGTTTTACATACAACTGCGGAAGAGGCGCACTATATCAGCTCATCTCTCAAGAGGGGCGTTTAAACGACGGAAACTATCAAAGCGTTTCCGAGGTAATGCCTATGTATAGAATGGCTGGCGGTAAAGTGCGAAAAGGTTTAGAAAAGCGAAGGAAATTCGAACTAGCTCTGTGGAACAATGCTGTGGAACAATTATAAGTCGTTGATAATGAACTAATTAAAAAGCGAAAATAAACGTGTTTTAAGGTCGAATAGGCTTGTAAAAATCGAGATTTCTGCTATAATATAGCCAAGCAAGAGAGGGAAGGGTTCAACCAACTTAAGACTTCCCCAAAGCTCCCGTAAGGCGGGAGCAAAAAAATAAAAAGGCTCATTCTTCTAGCAAGTAAGAAAGCCTCTCACATACTCCGAGAAATCCGAGGATACTACGGCACAAGCGGTAGGAGAGGAAAACAAAGGTGCAACTCCTTTATGAGCAATCAGCTTTCCAAAACTTAAAACACTAACTAAAAATAACACTATGAAAAATATTAAAAA